AAATATTTCTAATCCTTTTTTCCACGAAGCCTGTTATATCAATGGTTTCGTGGTTTTTTTATTTTCTGATTTTTGCTTTTGACTATCCTTTTGACTTTCTTAGACATCAGTTTATCAAATTTATCAATCGTAGTATCTCTTTTATTGTTTGTAACGTGTGTATAGATATTAGCAGTAGTCTGTATATCTCCATGTCCTAATCTGTCTTGGATGTCCTTTAAATCTGCTCCAGCTTCTGCTAATAACGATGCGTGAGTGTGTCTGAAACCGTGAGGAGTGATTCTAGGGAAGTTAGTGCCTTCTAGTATCTGATTCAACCAGTACACGGCTGTATTAGACGAATAGAACGAGTTATTGCGATTCTGAAATACATACGTTTTATTTCCGGATAATTCTTTCCATTCATTAAGTAAATGCTCTAGGCTGTTATTTATGCGAATTATACGCATTCCATTCTTTGTTTTAGTCTGAGAGATATATTTATCTTCAATCGAACGTGCAACCGTCTTATTAACGTTTATAGAATGATTTTTAAAGTCAATATCATTCCAAGTGAGGGCAAAAGCTTCACCACATCTTAATCCAGTATAACTTAATAGATAAAAGAAGGTATACACTTCCTTAAACGGTTCAATATATTTAAGAAATCTGATTAATGTGTCCCGATCATAATACTTTAATTTATCATCTTTAAACTCATCTGATTTAGGAAGGTCAACTAAACTCATAGGATTTTTATCAATCAGATTAAGTTTTTGAGCATACTTAAATATCATTTGAGCATATATCTTATAGGACTGAGTACTTTTAGGATATTTTACATACCATTGATTCACTTGAGCCTGGCAATCTTGAATGGTAATTGTATCGATATAGTAATCGCCAAACGCGGGTAGTATGTGCTTTTTAAAATAAGTCACAGTCGCTTGAAATGTGCTAGGTCTTACGCGTTTCTGATACGTTACTACCCATTCGTTATATAGCTCTCTGTAAGTGAACTTTTCCTTAACCACTAATCCAGTATCCATCAACTCAACTTCTAGTCGTTGAAGTGCAGTAGTTGCTGCTAAGACAGATTCAAATCCGCGTCTAGTAGTATACTGCTTTTTACCTGTCTTAGGATTAGTACCACAATAGACTTGAAATTGATAATAGGCTTTACCGTCTTTCTTCTTATATGGCTTGATTCTATCATCGATTCTTTTCCTTGCCATTCTTTACCATCCTTTCTGTTTATGGTAAAATAGGGCATAACAAATAGCCCTATTTTAGGGTGATTTTTGACATTTACCACACTTGTTTCTTGGCGGAGGCAGTGTGGTATTTATTTATAATAAGATTAATCATTTAAATTTCTAGCAAGCTTATCTATTACATCAATAGGTAACTCTAATATATCGAATGCCGTTTTGCCAGAGAATAATTTTTTAGGGGTTAATGAACCTTTTTCTATATAACTATCCAAAGAAAATAGAGTAAGTAAATCGTTTAATAAACGTCCGCGTAAAAAATCATCATTTAAAAAAGCAAAAACTAGATATAAGCAAGTAACCAAATCTTTATTTCTATGATTTTCAAAAGAAATTTCACTAAATAAATTAGGGAAATAAGAATTTAGACAAGTTCTTCTTCTAGCTGAGTTTTTAATTTTTTCTTTAAAGTTACGTTTGCTATGTGCAAATAAATTTCGATATTCCCTAAGGAAATTTAATGTATCCGAAAATTCTTTTGATTCAGCACTATTTCTATCATTGCAACGGATATAGTCAGAACGTATTTCTTTTTGAAGAGTAGTAGGTAGGATGTTATACAATTGTATAACCCTATAGAAATCGATGTCTTGAAGCAAAATCCAAGGCGGTATAGATGCTCGAGGCTCTCTTTGATCAGAAAAATAAAAAGAATAACTTGGAGAATGAGGTTGTAAAATAATCTCATCTAACGCATCTAATACAGCTTGTTTATTTATATGTCTATGATTTCGATAGAGGTCAGGATTAGTATATACAGTATCGTCTGTCCCAAATTCTCGAGAAATCACATAGGAGACTCTAGTTCTGAAACCTTGTTCAATTACTAATAAGTACTTTAATAGAATTGATGATAAATCCATTTCTATAATTTTAGATATATAAAAATAATCAAACCTAGTTTCGTCAATCATTTCGTCTTTTTCCCCATCTTTTAGAAAAATTGGCTTGTATCCATTAATTAACGAATAGTATGAATGATTCTTTAATATCTTAATATAGTCTGACTTAAATTCTTCATTTAAATCAATATTCTTTTTTCTAATCTGTTCTAATTGTTGTTCCCATGATTTAAATGGAATTATTTGTTTTTCCGTCATATAAAGTAAAACACCCCTTCCGCAACAATGTTGCAAAAGAGGTGAGTAATAGCAATCAAGTTGCTATCCATTTCAAGTACACACATAATACAACATCTGTTTAAATCTGTCAAATTTTTAAATTATTTTCAGTCTAATAATACTTTCTCATTTCTTCTTTGATTCCAAACGTTGCTTTTAACGTATCAAACGTTTCTGGAATATCTTCATACTTTTCCTGATATAAAAGTAGCATCAATTCCGTAGCAAATCTGTCTGCTTCATTCTCTAGTTTCCCTTTTCCATTGTATGCAGCAGTGTAGAATCCATCTAACCCATAATGATCTAGTGCATGTTTTAGTTCATGAGCCATGACTAGATACCTCAAATTACAATCATGGATATTATCATTAATCCAAATCATAGGTTTATCATTTGGAGTTGATAACATTAAGCCTTTCAAATCGCTAGGTAACGGCACAAATTTCACGTCAATATTTTCATATTCAGCGATTATAAACGGATTAGCCGTATTGTGACGATTAACTAACTCAGTTACTTCCAATTAATTCCCACCTTTATTTTGTTGAATTTTCTCCCATAGCATAGCCTTAATCATGCCTTCTAATTGCAATTTATCTTCTTCAGATAACTCAATTCCATTGTAAGACATAATTACACTATTACGTTTTAATGCTTGGTCAAAGACAATTACGTCTTCATTAGTAGCCCATTTAGGGATATCTGAACGACCAAGTAAGTAATCTGTAGACACATCAAAGTATTCTGCAACTTTTTGTAACCTTTCGCTAGAAGGGGATTGCTTATCCCATTTAGCAATACTTCCATGACTAAAATCTAGATGACGTTCTAATTCAGCGATTGTCATCGATTTTTCAGCCACTAAATCTTTAATATTTGCTAATAAAGACATAATATTCACTCCTAAAAGCAACATATCAAAAATAAAATCGATAATAATCAATTTAGGTGTTGACAAAGAGATAATAATCGATTATACTCAACATGTAAGCTAAATTATAAAACAAAACAAACAGAAAGATAGTATATAAATTGTCCGCCAAGACTGATATAAAACTATTGATTTGCTTGTGTTATTTTGTACGCTTACATAATAGAATATTATCGATTAAAAGTCAATAGTTTCGATAATTAAAATTGAATATTATCAATTTAGGAGGTGCAGGATGAACGAAGAACAAAAAGCGTTGAAAAAAGAAATTCTCAAAGCATTAATCGATAGAGATTGGACTCCTACTGATTTAGCAAATGAAATGGGAATTTCGAGAATGTATTTAAACGACTTGTTGAACTTCAGACGTGTAACTGTCTCACGTATGGAACAAATCAAAGAAATATTAGGATTGGAATAGGAGGTGAGAGGATGAGTCATAAAGAAATTGAAACTTACGGTATTTTCCCACAACTTGCGGGGAACCCAAAAGAAAGAGAATTAAGAATCAACAAGGTTAAAAAGATGAGAAAAGCACACTCGCAAATATCGAATGTGCTTAACAGAAGCGGATTAACTTATAGAGAAATCAAAACACTATTTGACGTCATTTTAAATGAAGCCGATTCTTTTCTACAAAGCAAGCAAGTTACTTTTAAAGTTCAAAAGTAGATAGAGGGTCATATTCATGATCTAACTTATAAATATGACTGTACGCTTTGCAGTACTCAATATACCAATCGTCATACTCAGTATCATCGTCCCACGTCTCTTTACTCATTTTTTTAGTAGTTATAGCAAGAGCAATGTCGTGGATTTGATTATCTGTAAGTGTACGTCGATACGGTTGAGTGTATGTTTCGCACATATAAATCACCTCCTTTCAATTCTGATTATAGGCTTAAAAGAAGGTTACAACAATATGAAAAAACATGAAAGGAGTAAATAGCGTGAATTTATTAAGCGCTGATTTCGAAACAACTTTGAATTCGAAGGTTGTTGAAATAGTAGCTAACGCGATGGAACGATTGCCAATAAATAACAATCAGCAAAGATACTTAAACAAGAAGCAGGCAAAAGCCTATATTGGAGGAATCGACGATAGAGATTTCGATGAGTGTGTATCGATGGGGTTGAAGCAAATCGTAATTAAGAGACCAAGCGGAAGCGCGACAATTCGATACGATGCCAGGGATTTAGATGAGTTTATGGCTAAATTCAAAATTTAAGGAGGACAGCATGACACGAGTTGAAATAGAACGTACTAATAAACTAAAAAGAAAAACATATTGGAAAAATTTTAGAAAGACCTTTATAAAAAAGTATTTAAAATTTCTTAGCTATTTAGGATTAGCACTTATTGGTGTAATAGCGTTCATGCATCTATGGGTAGGCGCAGCAAACCAAAATTACAACCGTTTAGAATACATTAGAAAGAATGATCCATTTTATGTTAAGTCTAATTGAAAATATGTTTGATGATACTGAATTTGATGTGCTACAGAATAGTGAAATTGTTGGTTCAGTGAAATTAATGAACGGAAGATATTTCTTATCGGTTAAGGTGAAAGGAAGCAAGTATTCAAGCAGAAGCACGCACAAAACATTAGAAGATGCTTTCAACACAGCAGTGGAATTGTTAGAAAAATAAAATATGGTGACTGAAAACAGCCACCAAACTAAGAGTAAATAAATTATAGCATAAAAATACACAAAATCAAAAGTTGGGAATTTTATAGAAAGGGGTTGCTTGGATGAATCTATTGAAACAAATTTTAGCGTTCAATCAGCGACAAATGTCAAATCCATTGTCTGCAGGGCAATTCATTTTATGGCATGCACTATTAAATGTTCATAATGATTGTGGAAAGCAAGAATGGTTTACAGTAGCTAATTTACGTTTGGAATTGTTCACCGGATTATCACGACAAGGGATTGATAAAGCAAGAAACACATTAAAGCAATTAGGTTTCATTGAATATAAATCCAACGGGACAAAAGCGACTGCTTACAAAATTAATCTTTTATATAACGATAGTTTACAACCTAGTTTACAAGATGGTTTACAAGATAGTAGTCAAGCAGTTGGCAAAGAAGTTGCTGAACAGTTGCCGAAAGAGTTGCCAAACGGTTGGCAAAACAGTGGAACATTAAATAAAGAAAAGGAAGGTAAAGAAAAGGAAAGTAAATCTAATAATAATATATCCGCCAAATTGCTAGAAAATCAATTCAATGATTTGTGGAATATTTATCCAAGGAAAGAAAGAAAGAACGATGCATTTAAGGCTTATTCAAAAGCTATTAAAAAAGGCGTTGAACACACTACAATTCAGAATGGCTTAAAATCATACATCGAATATGTGAAAGCTAATCAGACTGAAACTAAATATATCAAGCAAGGCGGAACATGGTTTAGTCAAGAGTGTTGGAATGACGAATACACAATAGATTCTAATCCAAAAACTAATTATTCAAATTATCCAACCAAACCTAAAGGCTATGTTGAGCCACTGCCGGATTGGGTATTTAGACAACAGAATGAAGAACGCGCACAAAGGGGTGTTAATTGATGGAATCATTGATGGAACAAGAATTAAGAGTTTTCAAAGAAAATCCGGAACGTTACACATCTATCATCAAATCCATTTCTGAATTGAAAACAACTCGTGATAAAGAAGTTTATTTAAGCAGTAAAAGAAAATTGATTACAGGAAAAATGACTGAAGAAGAATACAATAAAAACTTTGGTTAAGTTGAGTAAAAGGGGAAAACAAATGTTTGTAATTAAGCATAATGGAATGTACTTTACAGGTTTTAAATATTATTTATCCATGGAAGGTTATTTAGATAAACAGCATCCAAAGACAACATTGGAATTTTGTAAGAATCAACATCAAGCGATGGAATTTACATCGTATGAGAAAGCACATGAGTTTAAACATAAAAATAACGTGTTAGGAACAGTCACGTTAATTCAAGCAACACCCAAACCGTTTGAGCCAATCAAACTGGATGCAAGTTTAATGTTTGTGGAAGTAAACGGTTATAACACTCAATTATTAATTGCACGCGATGAAATAGAAAAGATGATTGGAACATCATCCAACAACTTCTACCACATGCAAAAAGACATTTTAAAAGTGAAGGTTAACACGTTGAATATGTTTCTTAGAAATCCATACAAATTATTTCCAAGCACTAGAAAGAAGATTACAGACAATTTAAAAGCATATTTTGAAGGAGTTAAGATGGCATGAATTTAAATGATCCAATTCATCAAAAGAGAATTGAGCTAGGTATAAAGATGGACTTACAAGAAAACGCACGAATTAAAGAAGCAGTAAACAAACCAAGTCACTATGTTGGAAATAAAGGATTAGAAGTTAAAGAAGTTCTTGAAAACTTTGTTAAAAACAAAAGCGGTATGGAAGCGCACCGGTGGTGTAGCGCGGTTGAATATTTATTACGATATGCAGAAAAAAACGGTTTGGAAGATTTAAAGAAAGCTAGAAAAAATATCGATTGGTTGATTGAAGAAGGGGATATCAAATGACACTATCTGTAATTTTAAAAAACCAAGAAAAATATACTTTATACGGTGTAACGGAATACAGTATTGAAGATAAAAAATATCTGAAATGTACTTATATAGGAAAACGTCCAGAATATAACTATAAGAATGAAATAATTAAAAATGAAGCATGCTTTATGTTAGATGCAATCGTTGGTTACTACATTCATAGATAAGAAGGTGATGGAATGGAAACAGTAACAATAAACGATACAGAAAATGAAGAATGGTATATAGAAACAAATACTTATTTTGTAGGTCCTATGTGTGATTTAAGACAGGAATGGAACACTTATCACTCAACAGATAGAAATATGTACTATATACCACGAATTGAAGTTCAAAAAGTAGATGCGGAAGATGTACTAGAGTGGATATATGAAAGAATGGCTGATGATGGTTATGACAACATGGCAGGAATGTTATGGGAAGAAACAACAGACGATTTCAAGAAACGACTTCAATCAGTGCTTGATGAAATTTCAAATTTTGGTGCTGCAGAAGTGTATTATCCGGATAAGTATATAGATCCTAATTTAGATTTGGAGGATGATTAATGTTCATAGAACTAACACGACGTAGTGACGGAAAGAAAATAAAAGTATCTAAACACGCTATTGGTTATATGGAAGATGTAGGAATTATCGAATGGAAAAAAGAAAATCTGTTCAAGAAAGGTAAGTGGGTTGAAGATACAAAAGATAGATTTACAGAGTTGAACATTTTTGGAAAGTCGGTTTATGTCGAAGAAACTATTCAAGAAATCCAAGAAATGATAAACGGAAAATCGAACGAAAGACGACTATCATCGAAACAAATCGATGATTTACTCGATGAAGCATTTAAGGATGATATTTTTGGAAATCCAATCAATTATTTTATAAAGCAGGAGGATAACTAAATGACAAAATACGCATACATTAGTTGCTTAGGAAACGTTTATACAAGTGATGATCCTAATTGTGATAGAGAACCATGCGAAATGTGTGGAGATTATGACAGGTGTATAGGCACTGTAAATACACCCATTGACTTAGCAAAAGTTATGTTAGAAGAAGGATTTACAGAGGAATATATCTTAGAAAAGACTGGTTGCAAAATGGAATACAAGAAAGTAAAAGATGTAGAGTGGGAGGACTAAATGAAAATTTTAAAGAGTATTATCTGTAGCTTGATAGTGGTTATTCCGCTTGAAATCATATTCCAAAAAAACGAATTTCTAGGGCTTTTGCTTGCGTTATTAGGAGGTATCCTAATAGTGGTTCTATGCATCTTAGAGTTGCTTGGAGTTATAGTGCTTTAAAGGAGTGATTGAATTGGAAATATTTCTACTAAGTGCCACTATAATTGCCATATTGATTATTCCAGTACATTGTATTATTTCTATGCGTCCTGACCCTCAACTAAAAAAAGAAATGAAACGGATAATGGAAAAGAAAAAAGAGAATATCAAATGGCAGATTGAACGGAACTTACAAGCTAAGAAAAGAAGAAATGCGCTTCAAGAATTAGCTGCAACGTTCGATTATGAAGGCATTACGTTTGATGACAAGAGCGATAAATTTTACGTGATCATAAAAATAAATAAAGATGCATTGATAGAAAGGGAGATAAAATGAAAGATAAAACACAATATGAGGCTCTTATGGAAGAACTACAAAAAATAGTGGAAAATTTCAGAGTGGGTGTTACTGAAATTGGAGAGAGATTTGCTAAATTATTACCTGATATTGAAATTTATGAGGAAGAAGAGGAAGATACATGGGAAATGAA